GTTGTTGAGATGAGGGCAACACCCACAGTAGTTTTAACTCTTGGTAGTTTAAATGCTGTCGGTAGTGTGGCTGTTAATTACTATGACAAAAAAAGATTTCACTTAAATCCAACTGCTAACGCTACTAGTAATGGTTTTTATTATGTAGCTAAACTAACAGCAGATGCGGAGTTATAAATGTACAAAATAAGAGAGACACATTTAATTACTGGTGAAGTATTATCAGGAATCGTTCGTACATCAGACGGTGCAATCATTCCTGATGACGAGTCTAATACAGATTGGCAAGAATACTTAAAATGGCTGGCTGAGGGCAACACACCAGAGCCAGCAGATTAATTAACAGGAGATATAGATGGCAGATACAACGACCACAACTTATTCTCTGGTAAAGCCAGAGATTGGCGCATCCGAGGATTCTTGGGGGACAAAGATAAACAATAACCTTGACGGCATTGATGACTTGCTCGACGGAACAACTGCCGTTACAGGAATTGATATTAATTCTGGCACGATTGATAACGCTGTTATTGGCGGAGCTACGCCAGCGGCTGGAACGTTTACAACTGCAAACGCCACAACGTTACAAATTGGTGGTGTGTCAATTACATCGACAGCCGCAGAGTTAAATCATTGTGACGGCGTTACATCAAATATACAAACTCAATTTAATGCGCTATCTACATTAGCCCAAATAAAAGATGCTCTTAATCCAGTTGGATCAATTTTTACAACGATAACTAATTATGCTGATTCAGCTGCGGTAGTTGCCGCAATGGGCGGAACAACATGGGTTAGATTTGGAGCTGGAAAAACCGTAGTTGGTTACGACGCAAGCGATACAGATTTTGACGCCGCAGAAGAAACTGGCGGTACTAAAGATTCAATTATACCTGCTCATACGCACACAGCTACTTCAGCTTCAACGTCTACAGACTCTGGACATACACATAGTGTTGCACGAGGTCTTGGTGCTTCTGGTTCTGGTGGGGATGCTTTATTATCAGGTGGTGGTGTTCAGTCTGGTTCAGCAACAGCAGTCATTACTACTACAACTACAACAACAGTAAACAGCGCAGGTGAATCAGCAACAGGTAAGAACTTACAACCGTACATAACAGTTTTTATGTGGAAACGAACTGCGTAAGGGAAAATAGATGGCATTGATTCCATTAAAGCTACCGCCGGGTGTGTATAAGAACGGCACAGAGTTTGAACAATCAAACAGATGGCGTGACGCAAGTTTAGTACGTTGGTCTGAGGGCAGTATGCGTCCGGTTGGCGGATGGACTGACTTTGTTACATCTGGAATAGCCGCACCGCCTCGAGGAATGCATGGTTGGCGAGATCTAGACGCTAATAACAATCTTGCAGCTGGAACGTATGAAAAACTATATGCAATAAGCTCTGCTGGCACGGTTACCGATATTACGCCAACGTCATTTACATCCGGCAGGCAATCTGCAACGCAAAATACTGGATATGGCGGCGGTTTATATAACGTAGGATCGTATAGCACTCCAAGAACTCCATCTGCAAACTGGTTGCCAGCGACGACGTGGGCAATTGATAACTTTGGCGAGGATTTAGTTGCCTGCTCATCAACTGATGGAAAACTGCATTTATGGGACGTTGACGGCGGCGGTGTTGCTGCACCAATCACTAATGCGCCAATAAATAATCAAAGTTTGATTGTTACCGAGGAACGGTTTCTGTTTGCTTTAGGCGCTGGCGCTAATCCTCGTAAAATACAATGGTGCGATAAGGAAAACTTAACGTCATGGACGCCATCAGCAACAAATGAGGCTGGCGACATTGAATTACAGTCCTCTGGAACAATTAGATCTGCAATTAGAATTAGAGGCAGGACTTTAATAGTCACTGACGTTGACGCTCACTTGGCTACTTATCAAGGGCCGCCGTATGTATACGGATTTGAGCGCGTTGGCTCTGCCTGCGGCACTGACTCACCAAAGTCATTGGTAGCGGTAGATCAAGCTGCATTTTGGATGGGGCAAAAAGGATTCTTTTTCTTTGATGGATCAATCGTAAAAGAGCTTAACTGCGAAGTTAGCGATCATATATTCCGAGATATAAACACAAACCAAATCAGCAAAGTATATGCAACGCATAACAGTCGCTTCTCAGAAATCTGGTGGTTCTATGCTAGTGAAGATTCTACAGAGAACAATCGTTATGTTTCATACGATTACAAAGACAATATATGGATGATTGGCGAGCTGTCTCGAACGGCTGCTATTGATACCGGCATTTTGCGTTATCCAATATGGGCAAATAGCAATGGAAGGCTTTACTTCCAAGAATATGGATTTAATCACGACGGCGCAACGCAATTTGTTGAATCTGGCCCGATAAGTCTTGGTAATGGTGATAAAATTATGCACGTCACTGATTTAATTCCAGATGAGTTAACTCAGGGCGACATAAACGCCAAGTTTAAGACTAGGTTTTATCCTAACGGCACAGAAAGCGAGTTTGGATCATTCACAATGGCTAATCCAACAAGTGTTAGATTTAGTGGTAGACAGGTAAGAATGAGAGTTGAGACTACGGTCAATAATGATTGGCGAGTTGGCACGATGCGAATCGAGGCCAAGGCTGGAGGTAAGCGTTGAGCGGCCCTCCACCATTAGGCGGCAGTTGGCGAGAATGGGCCGAGCGTCTTAATAACTATATTGCCCGGACAAGGAATAAGCTAGACTTTAAATTAACTGGTGATTCTGCGTCTGAAGATGGGATTATGCTCTGGGACGCATCAATAGATCATATGGTCGTCTCAACGGATGGCGCCTTTCAGCCTATTCCATACGGCGAGAACTCATACGGTTACTTTGTAGATTTTACTAACCAGACCGCCTCTGGAGCCGATACCGCCACAGCAATAACTTACAATACAAGCGCATCGTCGCATAATGTGTCTATTGACGGAACCGATGCAAGCAAGATTGTGTTTGCTAAGTCTGGCATATATCGATTGAATTTTAGCGCTGAAATTACTTCAAGTTCAGGCAGCACGGTTACGTTCTATTTCTGGCCTCGAATTAACGGCGTTAATCTAGCAAACTCAACGATGGTGACTACGCTGCACAACAATGGGCAAAAGAAAATAATTAGCAGGTCTGGCGTTTTTGATGTAAATGCCAACGATTATTTGCAGTCAATGTTTGCCGTAGATAGCACAAATGGCTCTTTATCAACGACTGCGGCAACTTCATTTTGCACAGCATCGCCATCTGTAACGCTGTCTGTAGCTGAGTTATATGTGCCATGAATGTTACTGAAAAACTGGTCGAATGCAGGAAGTATATTGATGACGCTCTCGCTTATAGCGGTGGTACACATACTTTCGATGATATTGTTCTTGGTGTTCTTAGCTATAGGTACCAATTTTGGCCTCTTGATGATGGCTGTTGTATTACTGAAATCATTGAGTATCCGCGCAAAAAAGTGTTTCACGTTTTTCTAGCTGGTGGTAGGCTTGAGCAAATTACAACCTTAAACGAGCCATTTGCTGAGTTTGCCAAGGCAAACGGATGCTCTTCATTAACAATAGCTGGTCGTAAGGGCTGGGAAAAAGTATTAAATAAACTTGGATGGGAGTTCGAGTTTACAACGCTTAAAAGGGAGATATAAATGAGCGGTGGCAGTAAAGGCGGAAGCCGACAAACAACCAGTACATTGCCTGCATGGGTTCAAGCGCCAGCAGAAAGAAACATTGCTAGAGCTGAACAAGCTCAAAAAATTGGTTATATGCCATTTTACGGGCCTGACGTTGCGGCATTTAATCCAACTCAACAAGCGGCTTTTAATACAAATATTGGTGCAGCAGAAGCATTTGGTATGCTTCCACAAGGGTCACTGACTGCCATGCAAGGCATGGCGCCAGAACCACAAACATTTGCAGGCGGACTGCAAGGATATTCATCTGGTGCTTTGTTTGACCAAGCGTTGGCTGAGTTAGAGGCAAGAAGGCCGGGCCAAGTGGCGCAATATAACAAAATGTTTGTCGATCCATTTAGTGGGAATCAACCGGAGCCGCTTGTAGCTTCCGGCCCTCAGCAAGGAGAAATTGTTAGACTAGGAATTGATCAGACTAAAGATCCAAGGATGCCAAATCGGTACGCAGCCGCTCCGCCGGGGTACGTATCGATGGGCAACGGTTACGCAATCTATAAAGGCAATGTATAAAGGATAAATTATGGCAGGATCACCACAGGGCGGAATCCCTAACGTAAACCAAGCGGCGGCACAGGGCGTATACGGAGCTGGGCAAGGCGCGGCGATGGAAATGGGATATGTTCCAAACCAAGTTCAAGCCGGACAGTTGGCGACGACTGATCTTTCTCAATACCAAAATCCTTATACGCAACAAGTTATTGACGCTCAGGCGCAAGATGTATTGCGTAATGCTCAAATTGGTATGAACAATCTTGGAGCGCAGGCACAAGCGGCTCAAGCATTTGGCGGATCTCGACACGGGATAGCCCAAGCTGAAATGGGGCGTGGCGTTGCTGATATGTTGGGGCAACAATCTGCGGCACTAAGGGCGCAGGGCTTTCAAAATGCACAGCAGGCAGCTCAAGCTGATATTGCCAATAGAATGTCGGCAGATCAATTTAATGTTCAGTCAGGATTGGCAGGAAGTCAGCAACGTTTAGCCGCAGGAAATCAACTTGGAAACGTTGCCAATCTTGGCTTTACTATGGGCCAACAAGTTAATCAAAATTTGTACGATCAAGGCGCATTGCAACAAGCTGCGCAACAGGCGTTAATTGACTCTGCAAAACAACAATATGCAGGATACGTTGGCGCTCCAGCAAATAGCATTAACTATGCGTCTAACGCAATTGGAGCTACTCCAATGGGCGGAGGGGCAACTCAAACTCAAACTGGAAGTCCGGGGATGGGGCAAACATTATCTACAATACTTGGGCTTGCAAGTATGGCTGGATTTTCAGATGAAAATTTAAAAACAAACATTAAATACATAGATAAAACTTTAAGTGGCATTGAAATGTATACATGGGATTGGAATGAAAAAGCAAAAGAACTTGGCATTGATAACCAGCCAAAAGCTGGAGTTATTGCCCAGAAAATATTGTTAACTCATCCTGATGCCGTATCCGTAGCAGATAATGGTTATTTAATGGTCGACTATTCTAAGATAAATTAATATGTTTAATCCATTTGAAAAAAATCGCCCCAATCCTTACAACTCGCAAGGATTGTTTGGGCAAATGGCTATGTCGCCTTATGTTTCTGCTCAATTGGGTGGCGAACAAAATTTAATGCCGGCATCAACTGTTGCGTTGCCAACGCCTCCTAGTTATGAGGAATCTCAAGGCATTCCATCTGGATTACTATCTTCAGAACAACCAAAAGGCGGCCCTATAGAAAATTATTCGTTAGGGCAAGGGGATTCCGGTATTGGCCTTCAACTTCCAACACAGACAGACATTGGAATGCAAGGGCCAACTAGCGTCGGATCAATTGGGCTACAACTTCCAAATATGCAAATTCCAAATCAGGATGAAGATGGTTTAGGAATGTTCATTAGGGACTTTAGCTTCTAAATAGGAAAAAATATGGCAATGGGATTACTTAATGCAGTTGACTTAATGGCAGAAAAAATAGCAAAAAAAAGAGGATTGCAACAGCAAACGCCTCAATTAGTCCAACCGCAACAAAACAGAATGGTTCCGATTGTAGAGCAAGAACCTGATCCTTTTTTAGCTATAAATCCTAGCGGCGTAATTTCAGAGATGCCCGGACACTTAACGTTAAAAGATCAATATGAAATTGCAAACTCTGATCGAGAGGACATAATTAGACAAGGCACTGTTTATCCGCAGGGCCAAACAACAATGTTCAATGCTGGTCAAGTAAGCGCTCCAATATATGAGTATGACACGTCTGGTATACCGCAAAATCAACCAGCCAATATACAGCGAGAGGTAGTTTATCCGGGGCAAACATTGCCTGTTGGGGGAGATGTACAGCAACAAATAAACAGTTTAGGCTCTAATGGCGGTGTTATTGACAAAATACAAGCTGACGATAGGTTTTCTTTTTCAAGCCAAGATTCTCTTGGATTAAAAAGAAATGGCACTGTGCAATTTAAAGGAACCGATACAGGCGTTGATCCAATCCAGTTAGATAAAAATCAACAAAAATTAAGCCAAGGTTACGGATCGCAAAAACACTACGAAAACACATTTGGCAATGCTGAATTTATGCTTGCATTGGCAATGGGATTTAACAATTTAAGCACTTTTCCAAATGCGCAATGGGGCCAATTTTTGCAAGGCCAAATGAAAGACATTTCAGCGCAAAAGAAAGCAACAAATAATGCCAATTGGTTTGTGAGCAGGGGCAGGGAAGATCTTGCAGAAGCTGTTTTTAACGGCCTACCAATGGAACAGGCTTTGGCAGAATACAACAAAAAGCCAGATGAAACGTTTAGAGAACTTACCGCAGAAGAATATAAAGCAATGGGCCATGATCCACTTTTAAGTGGAAGAA